TGATATGACGTATGGGTTATTTCCATCCGAAAGATGGTTCTGACAAGCTTTTTAATCACATGGCTTATTGCGACATAGTAGTGCTTGCCCTCTGCCCGCTTTTTTGACAGATAGAGCCTGAATCGCTCGTCCCATCCAGAAACATATATAGCAGCATTGAAAAGTGCGTAACGCAGATACTTAGAGCCACGTTTTTCCATGCGAGCATAAGAAGATATTAGTTTTCCGGACTGGTACGTAGACGGAGATAGTCCTGCATAAGCAAGAACCTGATCTGCATTGCTAAAGCGTGTAAAGTCTCCAATCTCTGCTAGAATCATTGCCCCCATACGATACTTGATGCCGGGAATAGTTGTAATTGGAGAACCACACTCATCCATGATTTTCTGAATGGACTGCTCGACTTCTTTAATATCGGAAGTCAGTGTGTCAATTCGGCGTATTGTCTGCCTGAGTTCCATTGATTTAGCAGGCATAGGTGATCCGATAGAAGATTTTGCAGTCTCTCTGATTACGATGGCCTTTTCACGACCATAGTGCCCTTTTGAAGCATCAGCAAGTAGAGCTTTCAGGTGGGTGAGATTGGAACTTGCGATAAAATATGCTCCCGGCAGTTCCTGAAGAAGACGGTATACCGAGTTCATGTGCAGAGTCGGAACAAGAGACTCAAGTTCCGGGAACAGGATGTTTACAAGCCTGGATACTGAAGTTTTCATTTTTGCACGTTCTTTGACAAGCTCAAAACGATAACGAGTTAATGACTTTAGCTCCTCGCTGTGGTAGGATGTACCTGTATAGGGCTTGAGTGTCTTATCAGTCATAAGCATTTCAGCAATGGAGCGGGCATCGACTTTATCCGTTTTTGTCTTTCTAAGGCTTTGACCTTTTCTGTAAAGATTTGTATGTAACGGATTGATGACAAAGGTATGGTAGCCATGGTCAAGAAGTGATCCCAGAATGTTGTAGGAATAGTGACCGGTAGCCTCGAGTCCTATTTTTATCTGAGATTTGTCCTTGGAGACTGACTCAATCTTGTGGAATAATTCTCCATAGCCATCGCTATTGTTCCGTATCGTAAAGACTTGGAAAAGTTCTTCGGTATCTGGCCCAAGGATACAACAGTCATGCTTATCCTTAGCAACATCAATTCCAACGTAAATCATTTAGTAAATCCTCCTGTAATAAGTGTTTGATGCTGTTATCGACCCACAGGGCTCTTTGCTGATTGTATCCTCGTTCTACATAAACCGTCATGCGGTATCTAACTGATCAACAATGTAACAAAGAGGCTGTGGTTGGAGCCTTTCGAAAACCGTCGTGCGGTAGGAGTTAGAAACCAATCCACAGCATCAGATAACAATAGTAGCTGATTACCAAGAACAGGTAAAGAAAAGCTACAACTTAATAATACGAGGATTAGTACGGCCAAAAGCCGAAAAAGTAAAGATTGGAAAGAAAAGGCCGTCACTTGGGAGAAGTTCCTTGAGCTCTTTAAAACTCCTAAGGTAGGCAAGGAAACAATGGACGAGTATCTGGCGCTTCCTAAGGACAGGCAGGACGCCCTTAAGGACGTGGGCGGATTCGTAGGAGGTACCTTAAAGGACGGTATCCGGAAAGCGCAAAATGTTCTTAGCCGGAGCCTTATCACTTTAGACCTTGATAACATGACCGAATCCGATACCGCGGATGTGTTCCAGACTTTGGATTTAATAGGCTACAAGGCTTTAGTGTATAGCACCAGAAAGCACCAAAACCATAAGCCTAGGCTTAGAATCGTCTTCCCCTTAGAAAAGGACTGCTCTAAAGAAGAATACGAACCTATAGCAAGAATATTAGGCAGCAGAATAGGGATTGACCTGTGCGACCCTACCACCTTCGAGGCTTCTCGGCTTATGTACTTCCCTTCTATCTGTAAGGGCGCCGACTATGTTTACAAGGTCTTTGAAGGGGAAGAGGTAAGCGCTGAGAAGGTACTGGGGCTATACCACGACTGGAAGAACATCGCAGAGTGGCCAAAGTGTCAAAGTGAGAATCTTATCATTAGAAGGGAAATCACGAAGCAGGGAAATCCTCTTGAGAAGTCAGGGCTTATTGGAGCCTTCTGTAATGCCTATGATATCCCCTCAGCTATAGAGCACTTCCTATCCGGTATTTATGTTCCAACAGATAGACCGGATAGATGGACTTACGCAGACGGAAGTACGACAGGCGGTGCAGTTTTATACGACAAGGACACCTTCATGTACTCCCATCATGCTACGGATCCTATCAGCGGAATACTGGTAAATGCCTTTGACCTTGTAAGGCTCCATAAGTTCGGAGACCTTGACGAGAAGGTAAGTGCCAACACAAAGGAAGAAAATAAGCCCTCATTTAAGGCGATGTGCAGCTTCGTAAATAATGACCCGACGGCAAGGAGTACTTTAGACCTGGAACGCATGAAGGCCTTTGAAATGGTATCTACGGAAGAGGGTGAGCCTGAAGAGCTAACGAAAGATGACTTGTCTTGGATGGCAGACCTTAAGCGGAACGAAGATGGGAGAGTGCTTCCCACCATCCGAAACTTAGAAACCATCATGCAGAACGACTTCAACATCAAAGGAAAGATTTACTCTGATGCATTTACCGGAAGAAACTACTGCGGAGGTGCGGTGCCATGGGACAAGACAGGGTATCACGAATGGACGGATGAAGACGATTGCGGACTGATCGGATACATAGAGACAGCTTATGCAGTCTATCACAAGGATAAATGCTATACGGCATTAACCAATGTTCTTCGGAATAACCGGATTAACTCCGTAGCGGATTATCTCAATTCCTTATCCTGGGACGGCGTAGAGCGTGCAGAGACGCTTTTTATCGACTACTTAGGCGCAGAGGATAATTGCTATACAAGGGAAGTAACCTTAAAGACTTTACTGGCTTGTGCCATAAGAGCCTATAAGTTTGGTGCTAAGTACGACAACATGCTTATCCTTACAGGAGAACAGGGAATAGGAAAGAGCACCATACTGGAAAGACTGGGAAAGGATTGGTTTGCAGACTTTAAAGCGCGGACAGTTGGAAAGGAAGCCGAGGAAGCTATAGCCGGAAAGTGGATTGTGGAGATGGGAGAACTTGCAGCGCTTAATAAACAGGAATCTGAAGATATTAAGCAGTTCCTATCTATGAAGAGCTCCTATCACAGAGAAGCTTACGGAAGACGGAGCATAGAGCACAAACGAAAATGCGTATTCTTCGGCACCAGCAACAAGGATGAGTTCCTCCGGGATGAAACAGGAAACAGAAGATTTTATCCTTTACCGGTAGGCGTGAAGAAGCATAAAAAGAACATCTGGAAAGACCTAACAGGCTCGGAAATAGACCAGATATGGGCAGAGATAGCCTTTAAGGTTGACGCCTGTTTAGGAGATTACGATGCTTTGCAATATCAAGTGCTCAGCGAGGAAAGCAATAAGATTTTGGCAGAGCTGCATGAGGAATTTATGGAGCAGGATCCTATTCAGTCTATGGTAGAGAAATTTGCCGTTACGCAAGTACCGGTTAAATGGATGGATATGGATATAGCACAGAGGATAACCTTCTTAGAAGGAAACATGGTCTATGATGGAGAGCTTATGAATCTGCCGTATCTTTCTCCGCAGAATATCCATTGTGAGCTTTTAAAGATGCCTCTGGGGAATTTAAGGCGCGCGGAATCAAACAGATATGTTCGGTGCATTAGAGGAATAAAAAATACAAAAAAGACAAAAATGGAGGATAAAAACTACGGACAGATGAGGTGTTATAAGGTTTTGAAATCCTAGTTTTAGAAGTCAAAAATTTAGGGACTAACATTATAAAAAACGGTGGTTTTAGGGACTAACGGGACTAACATTATAAATATCGTAAAAAGTTTAAAAAATTGAATCAAAAAATATTAGTCCCGCTAGTCCCTGATTTTAAAAAGTTAGTCCCTAAGAAAAACAAGCATTTATGTGGTTGTAGGTATGATTAGGGACTAACGGGACTAACTTTTTATAAAAATAAAAGATTACTGGAGCAGATAGCAGTACATAGTAAAACCATTAAATACGTATATATATAGGCGTTATTTAATAATTAACTGCGTGCATGTTGTGCGCTGTGGGCATATACGCGCGTGAGGGATTTTTTGGTCCCTTAGTCCCACGCACCAAAAACGAAAGGGATGTTTATGCTGGAAAAGGAGATAGAAAGAAAGTTTAAAAAGGCGCTGGAAGCGAAGGGGTGTTTAGTCTACAAATTCGCTTCCCCAAACTGTCGAGGCGTTCCGGATAGAATCGTGATTACTGATACCGGTAGAGTTCTATTCGTTGAACTTAAGACAGAGAAGGGAGTTCTTTCTAAACTGCAGAGAATACAACTTAAAAAGCTTCGGGATTTCAGGCAACAGACCTTTGTGCTTTATGGCATTCAGGAAGTAGAAGAATTTGTAAATAATATTGATGATTGGAGGTGATGCTGATTGATAATAGGAATTTGCGACTATTGTGGGATTGAAATTAGAGAACCTAAGAGCCAGTGGATTCGGTCGAAGGAACATTTTTGCAGTAGAAAATGTCACATGCTAAAAATGAATGCCGAGCTTAATCCAACGAGAATGACCGATGAGGTAAAGGCTAAGCTATCAAGGGCAAGACTGGACAGTGGTTTGAAAAAATGGTACCAGAAGATATCTGGACGCCATACACACAGAGTGATAGCAGAGGCAATACTTGGTCGCCCACTGAAAAAAGGAGAAGTAGTCCATCATATTAACGGGAATAAAAGAGATAACAGGGCGGAGAATCTTATGATTTTTAAAAATCAAGCTGAGCATGCCCGGTGGCACGGCTGCCATAAGAAAGGAGGTGATGCCGTATGAAGTTCATTCCACATAATTACCAGGCAATATGTATAGATAAAGTCGTACACCAAAATGCTGTCGGTCTTTTCTTGGATATGGGCTTGGGTTAGCAAAACCATTATTACATTGTCAGCTATAGAGGAATTAAAAGATAGGCTGGAAGTGTCTAAGGTTCTCATTATCGCCCCTAAGAAGGTAGCGGAATCGACCTGGACAAACGAATCCAAGAAATGGGATCATACGAAGGATTTTAAAATCTCTAAAGTTATGGGCTCTCAAAAGGAACGGCTTAGGGCTTTGCAGACTAATGCAGATATCTATGTGATTAACCGGGATAATGTTATGTGGCTTTATCAAACTCTAGGAAATGACTGGTTCTTTGATATGGTTGTGGTAGATGAGAGTTCAAGCTTTAAAAATCCACAATCCCAAAGGTTTAAAGCATTAAAAAAATCGCTGCCTAAGATATCAAGGGTAATTTGCCTTACCGGTACGCCAAGTCCTAAGAACCTTTTAGACCTTTGGAGCCAGATATACTTGCTTGATCAAGGGGAAAGGCTAGGGAAATTTATTACCCATTATCGGACAAGGTATTTTGATTCCGACTTTATGGGATTCGATTACAAACCGAAGAAGGGCGCTGAACAGGCTATCACAAATAAGATATCCGACATTTGTATAAGCCTGAAAGCGAAAGACTATCTGGAGCTTCCCTCTATCGTCTATAACGAGGTACCGATTGACTTGGATAAGAAAGCCCTAAAGGCCTATCAGGATTTAGAAAAGAACATGGTTTTATCCCTTGATGATTCAGAGATAACCGCAGTATCCGCAGGAGTGCTTACAAACAAGCTATCTCAGTGTGCGAACGGCGCTATCTACGATGAAGATAAAGTAGTGAATCATGTCCATGACTGCAAGCTGGAGCGTTTTACAGAGCTTGTGGAAGAGTTGAATGGAGAATCCGCACTGGTCTTTTACAATTTTAAGCATGACAAGGATAGGATCCTGAAAGCTTTGGAAAAGTCAGGCTTAGAAGTTAGAGAGTTTAAAAGTCCTAAGGATGAGGAAGATTGGAACAAGGGGAAGATTGATATTTTACTTGCCCATCCTGCAAGCACGGCCTATGGAATCAATCTCCAATACGGTGGACGGAATATCGTTTGGTTCTCGCTGCCGTGGAGCTATGAGCTGTATGCCCAGGCGAACGCCAGACTTTTCCGGCAAGGGCAAGAAAAGCCTGTTATCGTGCACGAGCTGCTTTGTACGGATACGGTAGACCATGATATTAAAAAGTCCCTGAGTGAGAAGGGACAGAATCAAGAGGATGTACTTAGAGCCTTAAAGGCAAGGCTTGGAAAGGTGGAATGATATGGAGAAGAAGATGCTCGAGCAGTATTTGGACGCGTGCGAGCTCATAAAGGAGACCGAGGAGAGAATAATCAGGTTGAAGGAGAGCAGGACTACTCTTGTAGACAAGGTTGAAGGGTCAAGCCCGGAGTTCCCGTGGATCAAGACAAGCTTCAAGATTGAAGGATTCCCGGAGGAGGAAATGGACCTTATTAACCGGGAAGAGCATCTCCTATATCTTCAAAAGACGGACGCCCATGAGTTGAAAGTAAAAGTCGAGGAGTGGTTGGCATCTACTCCTATGCGTATTCGGCGCATAGTGCACCTTAAGTATTTTGACAATTATACTTGGGAGGAAGTAGGCGCTAAGCTATCAGGTGGGGGGGAAAGCGTTAGGAAAGAGCTGGAGAGATATCTCAAAGATGGCGATTGTTAAAATTTGTCCGTTTTGTCCCGTATTGTCCGTTTTAAGTGTGATAATATCTAAAGTGCGAAATTGAAGTCAGAGCTCGGGGGTATATTCCCCGGGCTTTTTGAATGCCTAAGAAAGGAGGTGGAGTGTGGCAAGACCAAGGAAAGAAATAAATCAGGCAGAGTTTGAAAAGCTGTGTGGACTGCAATGCAGCAAAGAAGAAATATGCGGCTGGTTCTCCATCACGGATAAGACATTGGACGCATGGGCGAAAAGAACATACAACGAAAGTTATTCCGAAGTTTACAACAAAAAGCGGAGTCCGGGGAAAATATCACTCCGCCGGGCGCAGTTTAGGCTGGCAGAGAAAAACGCAGCAATGGCGATATGGCTAGGCAAGCAGTATCTTGGCCAGCGTGATAAGTATGAAGTGGAAACGACTGATAATGATGCTGTACTGCAGTTCATAGAGGGGATGAAGAACCGTGATAAGTTTAAGTCCGAAACAAACTGAATATCTTAATCAAGCGACACGGCGTTGGAACATTAAATCCGGTGCGGTGCGTTCCGGAAAGTCCTTTGTAGATATGACTGCTGTGATACCGATGCGGATTATAGACCTGATTGGAAAGCCGGGGCTTGTGGTTATCCTTGGGGTATCAAGAGACACAATCGAAAGAAATGTACTTGAACCTATGAGAGAGGTATACACCGCAAAACGTGTCGGAACGATTAACTCACGGAATATAGTCCGGCTATTCGGCGAGGATGTGTATTGCTTAGGGGCGGAAAAGGTATCTCAGGTAGCAAAGATACAGGGTGCCTCGATAAAGTATGCTTACGGCGACGAGATAGCAAAGTGGAATAAAGAAGTGTTCCGGATGCTACAATCCCGTTTGGATAAGCCTTACTCTTGCTTTGATGGCGCCTGTAACCCTGAGCACCCTACACACTGGCTGAAGGAATTTATAGATTCCGATGTGGATATGTACCTACAGGAATACACGATATTTGATAATCCGCACTTGTCCAAGGAATTTGTGGACAATCTCTGTAAGGAGTACAGCGGAACAATCTACTATGACCGCCTAATTCTTGGACGCTGGAAGAGAGCCGAGGGAGCAATATACAGGAAGTTCGCTGATGAGCCGACAATGTTTAAATGCGAAATAGTGGACGCCATAGATCCTAGCGCAAACTGCAAGCAGTTCCGCAGAGAGGACATTACCGGCATCGAGATAGGGCTGGACTTTGGAGGAAATAAATCAGGCCACGCCTTTGTTGCTAGAGGATATGTAGACGGATACCACGATCTAATTATTCTTGCCTCCAGAAGGATTAAGGCGACAGATACAGGGGAAGCGATAGACAGCAATAAGTTGGATGCGCTGTTTATTGATTTTGTACGGTATGTAGAAGAAACCTATGGAACTACATCTTATGACGGATACCATAACTTGGAGAGTGTGTACTGGGATAGCGCGGAAAGTGTTCTCGGTACATCTATCCGTAATGCTGTGGAAAAGGAATTTCCGTTTATCATAGTTCGTCCGGCAAAGAAGGACAGGATTAATGATCGTATTAACTGCATGCTTCGCCTTATGGGAGCTAGGCGGTTTTGGATTACTGACGATGCTGAGACCGTACGAAAGGCACTTTCAGACGCTGTATGGGATAAAGCGAAGGAGGCTGATATACGATTGGATGATGGCTCCACGGATATAGATAGCCTGGACGCTATGGAGTACACCTATGAACGAGATATTAAGGAACTGATAGGGGAATAATATGTTTGAAAATCTAACAAACTGGCTGAAAGGAGTAATGGGTAAGATGTTCGGTTACAATATCATGAAAGGCATAGCCGGGCGAGATATCACAATGTCCCAGCCTATGATTGACGCAATCAATCTGTGGAAGGATATGATATGCGGCGCAGCGGATTGGATTAACGAAGATAAAGGAATTACATCTCTTAAGCTGGAGGAGTGCATCTGTAGAGAGTTCGCGGATATTGCTCTTGGAGAGATGGAGGCCAGTATTGATAATCCAGTATTGGACTCTATGCTCAAGAATGCCATTCGAGACCTTAATGAGAATTTGCAAGACGGCCTTGCGCTAGGTTCTTTTATCCTCAAACCACTTGGGGACGGGCGGTCGGAATTCGTATCTGCAGATAAATTTGTGCCTATTGCTTTTGATGATGAGGGCAAGCCTTCGGACATTATGTTCTTTACACGCAAGAAGGTAGGAGAGAACAGTTGGTTCACGAGAGTAGAACGGCACTATTTCGATGATAACCACAATCTTGTTATTGAGAACCGGTGCTATCGTTCCAGTTCGGAAAGCATGATAGGATCGCCGGGGAATCTTGCGGACATAGACGAGTGGGCGAACATTGAGCCTGGACCCGTTGTCTTTCCGGGAATGACAAAGAATGATTACGGATACTTCCGTGTACCGCTTAAGAACAGGGTAGACGGCTCTCCGTGTGGAGTGTCAATCTATTCTGCTGCCGTATCGGCAATTAGAAAGGCGGATATCCAGTACGGCCGCCTTGATTGGGAGTACAGCTCCGGAGAAAGAGCTGTCCATGTGGATGAGAGAGCACTTCGCCACAAGGATGGAAGAGTAAAGCTTCCGGAAGGAAAGCAGAGGCTATACCGAGGGCTGAATCTTGAGCAAAACCAAGGGGAGCTCTACAAAGAATACTCTCCGGCTATGAGAGACGAAGCCTATATTAGGGGGCTGGAAAAGACTTACCGAAATATTGAGTTTATCGTAGGCCTTGCTTATGGGGATTTGTCAGACGCCTCAGAGGTAGATAAGACAGCAACCGAAATTAGAGCCTCTAAGCAGCGGAAGTATAACCGAGTGAATGCAATCCAAGAGAACCTCCGAGATTGCCTTTCCGACTTTGTGGACGCCCTTGCTTTCTACAGCGAGTTATATACGACAAAGTATGAATTCTCCTGTGCATTCAATGACAGCATCCTTACCGACGAAGAGAGCGAACGCGAACAGGATCGCAAGGATGTTGCTATGGGTGTTATGGGGCTTGCTGAGTATAGGGCGAAGTGGTACCAAGAGGATGAAGAAACTGCGGCTGCTAATCTGCCTGAGCAGCCGTCTACCGTATTGCCGTGAGAGAAAGCTATAGCTCATCTCTAGCGGTAGGATTAGAGGCTAAATACCGAAAGCTTGAGCAGGATATTATGACGGATGTAGTCCGCAGAATAAAAAAAGCCGGTAAGATAACCAGCATGGCAGACTGGCAGTTAAACCGTATGCTTATGCTCGGAAAAAGCACTAGCGACATAGAGAAGATAATCGCCTCCGCCGTAGGATACAACACTAAGGAGGTAGAGAGGCTGTATGAGGAGGTGATAGCCAATGAGTACACAATCTACAAGCCACAGTATGAAAGAATCACGGGAAACTTTATACCCTACGCGGAAAACTACCAGCTTCAACAGGCGGTAAAAGCTATAACGGCGCAGACGGAGAAGGAACTTTCCGGAATAACTAGATCCTTAGGATTCATGATTGGGAAAGGAAAACCTGTATATACTCCTCTTTCTGAGATATACAATGGTTACCTTGACCAGGCAATGATTGGACTTACATCTGGAATGTATGATTACAATACTCTGATTCGTAGGGTCTGTAAGGAACTTACAGACAGCGGGCTTAGAACTGTAGACTACGCCTCCGGCTGGCACAACAGAGTAGATGTTGCAGCGCGCAGAGCGGTATTAACCGGAGCCTCCCAGTTATCCGGTAAAATTATGGATATGAATGCCGAAAGCCTTGGAGTTGAGAAATTTGAGGTATCTTGGCATGCCGGAGCAAGACCTGACCACGCTGCATGGCAAGGAAAGGTTTACACTAGGAAGCAACTTGAGAGTATCTGCGGCCTTGGAAGCGGAGGAGGATTGCTCGGTTGGAATTGCCGGCATGAGTATTATCCATTCTTTGAGGGCTCTGAGCGAACATATACGGATAAGTGGCTTGAGGAGCAAAATGCACGCGAGGCGCGAAAGAAGGCCTTCCGAGGTAAAGAGTACAACGCCTATGAAGCCACGCAGAAACAGCGCCGTATGGAAACAAATATGCGCGCACAGAGAGAAGAGGTTCAACTTTTAGAAGAGGGGGGAGCAGATTCCGAGGATATTACAATCGAGCGGTGCAAATATCAGGCACAGCTTGATGAGTACAAGGTGTTTTGCGATTACTTTGGATTTCTTGAACAGCGGGAAAGAATATACTATGATCTAAATGGGCGAATATCCCCCAGCCAAGCCACCTACAAAGAGTGGAAAATAGCAGAGGTTAATAAAAATATAGTCACTATAGATAATCGCAAAATTTCCGAGTTTTGTTTAAAACCCGGAGCAAAACACGCAGATGAGTTCTTTTCTGTTGGCTATACGAACAGTATAAGCGACCAGAAGCGGCTAAGGAGAAATCTTCTAGGGCAATATGACCGAAGCAAAATAGAAACTACGAAAGTCTTGCCAGAAGGAGGACAGCAGTATACAATCCCAATGATGCTTGGCGTCGGTAGAAAAAAAAGGACGTTTAGAACTGTTTGGAGAATAGACAAGAGTGGTGCTATGCCGAGATTTATAACCGCTTATAGGATAGGAGGTTAATGGAATGTTTAAGTTATTTGATAAGGTTAGAGTAAAGAAGAAGAATATTACTGGAGTGATTGTCGATGTATCCCGACAAGGGGAAAGACAGTGCTTTGTAGTAGAGGCTGATAATAGAGGCAAGATTGAAGGAGGAATAGGGGGAGAAAACGACTACGCTATTCTTGATTGTATGTCCGAAGAACTCGAACATATTTAATTCCATTCTATACTTCGTTAAATCGGCACCTTCCCATTTGGGAGGGTGTCTTTTTATTGGTCTGGAATCCGAGACCTTAAAGGCGGATTATTCACGGGGCGCTGGTTAAAGCCCTAAAACAACCTATGTGTGAAAGGAGACACAATGAAAACCGAATTTTTGAAAGAGCTTGGGCTCGAACAGGAACAGATTGACAAAATCATGGCGGAGAATGGCAAGGACATCGCTGCGGAGAAAGCCAAGGCGACAAAGGCGGAAGGAGAGAGGGACAATTACAAGTCACAGCTCGATACCGCAAAAGAGAGCCTAGGGAAGTTTGACGGTGTGGATGTTGAAGCGCTTAAGAAGCAAATCACTGATTTGCAAAGCGATCTAAAGAAAAAGGATGATGAGTATACTGCCAAAGAAGCAGAGCGTGCATTCAATGATACTCTGTCCGGAGCGATTACTGCTGCGGGCGGTAAAAATGCGAAGGCCATCATGGCAATGCTCGATATTGATTCCCTCAAGGCATCCAAAGACCAGAGTGCTGATATTAAGACAGCCCTTGAAGCTATTCGGAAGTCTGATTCCTATATGTTCGGCTCAGAAGAGCCACACAAAAACGCGGTTGGGAGAACCGGAGGTAGCGAAAGCGGTAATTCCGCTGATTTCTCCACTATGAGAGCACTCATGGGACTCCCGGCAGAGAAAAATTAAATTAATTAACGGAGGAAAAAACAATGGCAAATGTAATTCAGTTAAGAAAGTTCTATTCCGAGGCGCTGGACGAGGTTTATAAGCTTGCGTCTTTAACAAGAGTCCTCGACGGAGACAACACTCTGGTAAAAGAGGGAGCAAATGCAAACGAGCTGCTCATTCCTAAGATGTCCATGGATGGACTTGCGAACTACGGAAGAAACAGCGGGTATGTAAACGGCTCCGTGACTTTTGAGTATGAGACTAAGAAAATCAACTATGACCGCGGAAGAACGTTCACCGTAGATGCTTTGGATGAGATGGAGGCTACACCGGTATTCTCTTCTTTATCTGCGGAGTTCGTTCGTACTAAGGTAGTTCCGGAGCTCGACGCATACCGCTTAGGTGCTTACGCTTCAAAGGCGGGAATCGGTTCTGCTACCGGAGCACTGGCGAACGGTAAGGCGGCGATTGACGCGGTTATGGCGGCAAAGAGTGCTATTAAGGATGCAGAAGCAAGCTTGGATACTGTTTACCTGTTTATTAAGTCCCCTCTTAAGGATTTGATTGACGGGCTTGAAATCACAGCAAGCCGTGCGGCTCTTGACGGATGGGCTGGCATTATCGAAGTGCCTTCTTCCCGATTCTTCAAGACCATTACCCTGAACAACGGTACTACAAGTGGACAGGAAGCCGGAGGATTCAAGGGAGCAGGAGCAATCAACTTCCTTGCGGTAGATAAGAGAGCAGTTATCCAGTTCCAGAAGCACACCGTAAACAAGATTATCACTCCAGATCAGAACCAGGATGCAGATGCTTGGAAGTTCGGCTATCGTACTGCAGGAATTGCAGAGGTAAGGGACAACAAGCTTCCCGGTATCTACGCACACACAGCACAGTAAGGAGAGCCTATGCAATACGCCGAGCATGCGTTCTACCGGAGCGAGTATCTCGGTGACCGTATAACGGACGAAAGTACCTTTAATCGGCTCGCCACAAGAGCCAGCGCAAAGCTGGATCACTATACTATGGGGAGAATCAGTCAGACGGATTGTGGAATTGCAGTCCGGCTGGCTGTTTGCTCTATGGCGGAGATTTTGTTCTGGGAAGAAAAGAGGAAAAATGCCCATGAAGGGCGAGAGATATCAAGCGAATCCAATGACGGGTACTCTGTATCCTTCGGAGGCTCCAGTGAGGCGGATATGGCGGCGTTTTCAGAGAAAAGCCTGTATCAGGCAGCGTATGCGTATCTGTCCCAAACAGGCTTGATGGATTTTGGGGTGTAACAGTATGGCAGACATTACATTATTCAATGCACGATACGATGTGAATACCAGGACTGAGGTATTTGTTCCGACAAGGATTAAAGGGGCCTCTTACTATGAAAGCGAGGGTGTCAGTGCAAATGACGGAGTTTGGACGAATCAAAGCATATATAAGTTACGAGTGCCTTTAATCGGCGCAGAGATCGGAAAGGAATATCTCCCGGAGAGAAAGTATCGTAAAGCAGAAAATGCGGACGGATACTGGACTATCCGGAAAGGAGACTTTATCCTTCTTACTCTCTTAGTTACCGAAAAGGAAAACTATACAGGCAAAGAAATTGCTAAGATTTCGGAAGAACTGGGGCTTAAGCTGATTACTGTGACAGAATACGCTGATAATACAGTCCGCGGGAGCGACATTGTAAAGCATTGGAGGATAGGAGGCGCATAATGGGCGCAAAGAGAAATTTCTCGGATGTCAATACTCCGGCTTCGTTTGTTCAAGAAGGTAAGAATCTTAAATTTGGGCTCAAGTGGAATGAGCATTTCGGAAAGCAGAAACGCGCTGATTTCATCAAGGCGCAGGAAATAGTTGATAGCGAGTGCCTAAGGTATATGGACAAGCTGACTCCTATGCGTACAGGAATGATGATTAAGAGTGCTACGCTTGGTACCGTAATAGGATCCGGAGAAATAAACTACCTTGCGCCATATGCAAGACGACAGTATTACAACAATGCCGGAGGCTCTCCGGCACATCCGCAGGCAAGAGGGATGTGGTTTGAGAACATGAAGGCTTCTTACCGAGACTCAATATTAAAGGCTGCTGGAGGGGCGTTTAGAAAATGATAGATTCAATCATAAAGGGGTTGACCGATTATTTCATGAAATGCCCTTTGCTAAAAGACGGTGTATTCCGAGTAGATGCTCTCGGAAATGAGGCAGTGGAGTACACCATAGAGACCGGAGTAGTATCTCCGGTTATTCAAGAGTACCTTGACGGCTCAAGTATCCGCCAATACAAATTTACCTTCGGCTCCCGTGAGTATTACTCTCTGGACAGGCTTGAGAATATCCAGAACAGTGCATTTTATGAGAATCTCTGTAACTGGATAGAATCTCAAAGTAAGGCAGGAGTTCTACCGGAAATGCCGGAGAAGTGTGAGGCGGAAAAACTGATAGTAGATGCGCCGGGCTACATGTTCGACGCGACTATGACGACAGCAAGGTATCAGATTCAATTAACACTACAGTATTTTAAGGAGGTATAAGATATGGCTAGTGCAGATAGAAAGGCATTAGTCCGTAATAAAATTGCGGATTATATCAAGGTTGGGGACAAGTTTGAACTTATGGGAACGGGCTTCAAGAGTGTAAATGAAAGCCCTTCCGCACAGACTGATTCAACTACTTACATCAATGAGACTTCAAGCTCTACCGATATTATCGGATATGAGACTGAGTTCTCTTATGAAGCAGACCACATTCCTTCTCAGGCGGCCATTACCGCACTATGGAAGGATGGGCGTGACCACAGCACCGGAGGAGACGCGCAGCATGAGTATATTCGTGTTGATTTGTATAATCCTATCGGTAACCCTACAGAAACAGCAGCGCTTTTCAAAGCCCGTAAATTCATCGTGGCGAACGAGGTTTCCGATTATGAGGGAGATGGTGGAGAGAAGGTATCTGTATCCGGTACCTTGCACGCTGTTGGCGACCCTATTCAGGGAAAGTTTGACACAGTAACAAAGACATTCACCGCCGGAGACTTCAAGGGAGCCTACGACGCATAACGAACTGATTACAGTATTCTGACCATACGGCAGAAGCTGGGCAGAGGAGAGGCAATCTAACGAGGCGGATTGTTTCTCCTTTTTCATGGCCTCGACCAAAGGAGAAAATAATATGGCGAAAATCGTAATTTTAGGAAAGGAACTTGAAGGGGATTTTTTCGATGCTGACTTTATGGAGCGATATGAGACCGCTACAAGAGATATGCATAACAAGGCGACAGATGCCCGCGATCGGAAGTACGAGAAGGTAGCGGACGCCTTCCGTGAGCAGTGTGCGGTGGCGAGGGAATATTTCGATAGGATTTTCGGGGAGGGCACTTCCAAAAGCCTCTTTGGGGATAAAATGAACCTTAGAGATCACATGGAGGCCATTGCAGAACTTACAGAATGTGCGGCAGGGGCAAAGAAAGAGATTAATGACCTGACGAATAAGTATACTCAGCGGTCTAAGTCTTTCAGCCAAGTCGTTTCCGCTAAAAAGCATTGAATCTCATTTTAGACGGTCTGCCGGAAGTGGTTGAGATTGCCGGCACTTCGGTAAAGATTGATACATCCTTCCGCACAGGGATTATCTTTGAGGAAATGCTGTCCGATCCGGAGCTACCTGACGAAGATAAAATTCTTACAATGCTTGAACTTTACTATCCCGGAATAGTTTTTGATGAGACTACAATTCGGGAGGCAATCGAAAAAATCTTTTGGTTTTACCGTTGTGGTTCAGAACCACGGCAGACAGCCGGCGGAGATGAGGGCGGTGAGACAGTTTTTTCCTACGAGTACGACGCCGATTACATTTATGCCGGGTTTATGTCTGCTTATCGGATAGACCTCGCAAAAGAAACACTCCATTGGTGGCAGTTTCGAGCTCTTTTTCGTTCATTACCGGAAGATACGCAGATAATGAAAATCATAGGCTACAGGTCCATGAAAATCTCTCCCAAACTCTCAAAAGAGCAAAAGGAGCATTATAAGCGTATGAAACGTATGTATGCTCTTCCGGGAAGATATGAGCAAACAAAGGCAGAAAGTGACCTTACTGAAATCCTTATGAATGGCGGAAATCCTTCCGCGCTATTAAATGGTGAAGGAGACAGTAAGTAATGGCAGACGGAACACTAAATTTTGATACCAAAGTCGATTCCTCGGGATTTTCCGGAGCAGTCGGACAGCTTGGTGGAATAGTCGGGAAAGCATTTGCCGGAGTGACTGCTGCAGTTGGTGCCGGCACGGTTGCATTCGCCGCACTGACAAAGAGTGCTCTTGATAATGTCGCAAGCTATGAACAGTTAGTCGGCGGAGTAGAGACACTTTTTGGTGCCGGCGGTGCAACAATCGAAGAATACGCTGCAAGCATGGGCAAATCCGTGTCTGAAGTAGAGGGGCAGTTTTCTACCCTCGAAAAGGCTCAAACTACGGTGCTGGACAATGCGAATAATGCATACCGGACAGCCGGCATGTCGGCAAACCAGTACATGGAGACTGTAACAAGCTTTGCGGCAGCCCTAAAGCAAAGTACCTCGAATGAAGTAGAGGCGGCAAATGTCGCCGATCAGGCGATTCGAGATATGAGTGATAATGCGAATAAAATGGGCACTTCAATGGAGAGTGTCCAGAACGCTTATCAGGGCTTTGCAAAACAAAATTATACGATGCTGGACAACCTGAAGCTTGGCTATGGGGGCACAAAAAGCGAGATGGAGCGCCTTCTTCAAGATGCGGAGAAAATCCATCAGCAAACAACCGGAGAGATTACACACTACGATATAAACAATCTATCTGATGTTTATACGGCAATTCATGAGGTGCAAACAGAACTCGGAATCACCGGAACGACCGCAAAGGAAGCCTCGACAACTATAGAGGGATCTATGAATGCCGCAAAGGCAGCGTGGGACAACTTTCTCACGGGCACAGGGGACGTAGACCAGCTTGCGGAATCTGTTGCGACACTGGCAAACAATGTCGTAAATAATCTATCTGAAATCATTCCGAGGCTTGCCTCCGGATTACCAACACTCGTATCTAAGCTTGGAGATATGATACCAGGTCTTTTTAATCAGATATTACCTTCCCTCATTAGTGGAGCGGTAACCTTGATAAACGGGCTTGTGAAGGTACTTCCAGATTTGATGCAAGGAAAAATACAAGTTGAGCAAGAGGTGAGTAGATGAATATATTAATCGCTTGTGAATGCAGTCAGACGGTCTGCAAGGAGTTTAGAGCATTAGGGCATAACGCATATAGTTGTGATATTGAATCCTGCTACGGAGGACATCCAGAGTGGCACATAAAAGGCGATTGCCTTGAGATTTTGAGGGAGGGAGGGCAGATGTTTAAGACAGAGGACGGAAACGCTCACAATATAGATAAGTGGGACTTAATAATTGCGCATCCACCTTGCACATATTTATCAAATGCAGCGACAAGAAGCCACTCAACGAAAAGAAATACAATCGAACAAATTAACGAGAGGACAGAAAAGAGGATACAGGCGCAAGAGTTCTTTATGAAATTCGCAAATGCGAATTGTGAAAAGATAGCGATAGAAAACCCGGTTGGGGTGATGAATACTGTATACAGAAAACCCGACCAAATCATTGAGCCGTACCAGTTTGCGAAATCTGAGGAAGATAAAGAGAATTATGTTACTAAAAGGACTTGTTTATGGCTGAAAGGCTTGAATACGTTAAAAACGAACGACTTA